ACGAGGGCGACTTCAACAAAACCGTCGCTGTAACGGACCTGGCTACCTGAATAACCGATCTGATACTGCTTGGTGTTTGATGAATCCAGAAGAACGGGAGGGTGCCCGAAAGTTGCAGGCTTCATTCCAAAGGAACCGAGGCAATCAGGGTCGCTGACTTCCTCTTCGGGCCTGAACTCTCGAACTTGAGTCCCATCTGCACGGCGATAAATCTGTGTTCCGGTCCTTGCGGCACGGCACCAAACTTTGAGGTAACCCTCATCAGTGCTTTCACTCCCAGTAATAGGAGCGAAATCAAAGCGCAGAGCAGATGATCTCATGCTCGTAATTTAACTGCCTATGTAAATACAAGTAGTCTGTAAACGATGAGCGTATAAGTCAGTGGCGATTCACCGGACACTAAGGATGTGCAGACGATTGAAGTCGCTGCGTGATTCGAAAGGGTTCAGCCAAAAGTACGTGGCGAATTGGCTGACTATAAGTCAAGCGGCTTATTCGAGATTAGAAAGTGGAGAGGTGGAGCTTACACTTAGCAAGATGATCCTGTTGGCTGAGTTATATCGATTAGATCTGTCAGTTCTGATCCAGGGGATTTGATTACATCGCTCGGTGAATACCGGCCTCTTTGAGAATCTCTTTGTAGGCGAGCTCGCGCTCGATAAGAGCACGGCACAGCACTTTGAGCTCCTCGATGGACTCGCACTGCTCTACTTGCATGTGCAATTTGAGGCGGTGTTCGCTGGTCAGCATTTCCATCTCCTGCGGGCTGCTTTACCGCGCTCGCCGGTCCAACTCTTCGAGCGGGCGCAGAACGATTTGCGGCGTTTGGCGTCTTTCGAGCCCGGCTTCACGTTCTTCTTGGTGACGGGCGCCTTGAGGTTTGAACCTGTCTGAGCGTTGTATTTCTTGCGGCCCTTGGCGGTCAGCCCGCCTCCTTTCTCCACGCTCTGTTTCTCGCCACGGCCGACGCTGAGGCTGGGGCCCGCGTCGACTTTGAAGCCCACAGCCCAGAGGGAATCACCACGACGGCGCTTCTGCCTTTGTAGTTGAAGTGGGCTGCCCCAACTGGAAGCTTTCAGCAGTCTTTCTGCACGGGTGCGGCTGCTGCGCTGTTGCTGACGGAAGTCCCTTGCAGCACTGTTGGATGCCTGTGCCCACTTACCGGCCTGAAGCAGATCACCGAAGTTGCGGTTGGCTTCTTCCCACCCGGCTAATTGTTTGCCCTGGCGCTGGCGGTTGAAGGTGTAGGACTCCAAACCAGTATTGGCTGCCGCGGCGAGGTTGGCGGTGAAACCACGGACATTGCCCGCTTTTAACGATCTTGCTGCTCCTCTGACTGCCGTTACCGACTCGGCGATGTTCTTTCCCGTCGCGAATGCAAGCAACTTCTTGTTTCCGGTGCGTTCACCGCGCTCTTGGGCATATTCCGAAGCGTTCTTGGCTGCACTGCCAAGACGGCGAAGAGCTGCGCGGCGATTACCGGCAATCAATGCGGTTCCAGCGCGGGCGGCCTGGATGCCGGTGGAAAGTGCGAAGGCCCGCTCTTTCAGCTCAGGCTTAGGGCTGCTTTTGGCAGTGGTTTTCTTCGAACACTTGGCGTTATCCGGAATGCCGGACTTGCCGCACTTCTTGTCGAAACGAGAGGCCAGCAGTTTCATCAGGTGTTCAGCGTGCCGGCGATGATCTTGTTGCGAGTCGAGCTGAAGGCGTTGGGCTTGCGGGTCGCGTTCTTGTTGGTGTCAGTAGCGAGGTTGCTGCTGCCCATCGCCAGGGTGGCGGCATCGAACTCGTAGCCATCGGCCCAGACGCTCTTGCCTTTCTTGCCGCAACTGCCACCGTCGGCTTTCTTGCCGTAAGCACCGTCCTTCTTTTTCTTGGCCCCTGCGGGAACGCAGTTTGCAACTCTCTTCCCGCCTTTCATCTTCATGCCCTGCTGGACGTAACCCTTCCAGCAAGCATCACTTCGCTTGATCGCTGATGCGGTGAAAGCCATGTCCTTCTTGCCCTTCTTCTCGGGGCAGCCACAGCCATCCTTGACTTCCTCTTCCTTGTCCAAAGACTTCCCTTTGGCCTTGTTGGCCTTGGTCACACCTTCTTTGCCTTTCTCGATCTCGGTATCTTTCTTCGCCTTTTTGCCCTTGGCTTTCTTGTCATCACTGCCCTGACGGATCTCTGATTCAGGAGTGTTTGGCGCTAGCTCCTTCTCCATTTCAGAAACAGCCACGAGATTGTCCTAATCAGATATGCCAAGTCTATCTGTCCTAAATTGGTTGAGTCAGCGGCACGCCAATGCCCTGACTCGTGGACAACCAAACCAGGATTGGAGTCATGGCCAAGCTAATTGACCTCAGTGGTCAGCGGTTCGGACGTCTCGTGGTGAAGAGGCGTGTGCCGGGTTATGCCAATCGACCCATAACGCCTAGGTGGGCGAGTTTTGAAAATTTCCTAGCTGACATGGGTGAATGCCCAGAGGGATATTCACTGGAGCGGGTCAACAACGACCTCGGTTATTTCCCTGATAACTGCAAGTGGATCCCAAAAGGTGATCAGGCCAAAAACACCAGCAGAAGCCGTCTAATCACCCACGCTGGGCGAACTCAAATCCTGACCGACTGGGCCAGAGAAGTCGGTATTGACAGCAGAACCCTCACTAAAAGACTGGCTCGTGGCTGGTCTATCCAACGGGCGTTGGAGCAACGGCTTCGAAGACCGCCTTCGTGAGGTTGTCGCTAAGCGGATTCTCTGGGAGTGCCTCACCTACTTCTTTCCGATGGCGTTCTCCCGTAGAACGATATCGAGGGTCCATAGCAGCGGTATCAAGGTCCCAACAACTGAGATAGCATCGGCAGTTTGGATGTAGTGGCGCAGATACCTCGGCTCTTTTGAAAATCTTGCCAGCTCGTGGACGGCAGTAATTACAGGCCCTGTCATCTGCAGTTGCATACCAGATCACATGATCAACGCCTTGCTGAGCAAAGTAGGCGTTGCTGGCCTGATTGAAAGCTTTAAGGCTCTCCGTTCTCGTGATCGTTGCAGCTCTTGATTTGACAACGCCGAGCTCGGATCTCAAGTCCTGCACCATGGCGTTTGTTGGCCTGCCCTCCGCCAGTCCACTAGCGATCATTGACGCTGATTGTTCTGCAAACTTGCGTCCATGCTTCATGAGGTAGCCGTTGGCCTGGCGAGCTGCAGCCTCTACCGCCTGGAGAGGAACTGTTGCACTCAACTGGGGTGCATTTGGACGCATCTGAGTCGTTAAATCTTCAGCCACGGTGATGCCGTAACCGCTGGCCTGGTCAAGCAGCTTCCTGAATAAACGCTCGTACTCGCTGACTTTGCCCGGAGCCGTCACGGGAACTAGCTGATACAGCTCTTGGAGAATGACGAGGTTTCGATTAACCGAAACTGTCCGACCTGCGGCTAAGTGCGATCTAATCCTGCGGATGATGCGATTCAAACTGCGTTCAAGAGCACGGTTGAGTAATTGCTGAGTACGAATTTCATTGCGCTTCAACAGCTCGTTGTACTGCTCCGCTATGTCGTACTCAGCTGCGCTCATTTGTTCCCTAGATAAACCAGATCAATCAACAGGCTTTGACTCCCGTCCGGATAGGTCGCTAAAGGCTTCTTACCCGTTATCCGAAAACGAGCGTTTCTAGGGGCTAAATGCTCCTTCTCGTCTACCTCACGACGGAATGGGAATTGCTCCACAGGTATGCGATACAGAGAAGCTCTTTGAACACGCAGCATGTAAGTGTTGCCTTTCTGGTCTGGACGAGAAAATTCATCGGCTATTTCCTTGTCTTTGGAAAAACTGCCATAACCAAGGTCGGTATAGCTGTCTCCCACCTTTGCCTTGCTTAAGTAATCCAAGACTTTCTTGTCATTAATCCCCCGAAAAAACGTACCCTTGGTTGCTTGGCTGCCTTTGATCCAGTCATCAATTACGGTAATTTCGTCTTCAAAAAGTTCACTACGACCAGTTCGGAGTCCTTGATTTATTGCTTTGCTGTCACTCACATACTCAGCGACTGTTCTGCTCTGTAATTTCGTTTTGAAACTGGAATTTGGTGGCTTTAGCTTACCTTTCGCGATTAAGGCAATACCGAGACCAGCCGTAAGAGTGAGTCCAGCTGCTGCCGCAATCTTTTGGTTTTTACTTAAACCCGCATTTTCTCTAGTGGAGGCAGGTCCATTCTGGGTTTTACGGCATTCGTAGCTTTTGGGAATGTGGCTCTCACCGCAAGACTTACCCGTGCCCTGGGACTTTTTTGCGTCGTCCCTAACCTCCGCTGCATCGCTGCGCTTCATCTCACGGCGGGCCTGAGCCAATGCCTCGGCATAGGTGCCTTTGAAGCTTGGGCGCTGCATGATCTTGCGGGCCAGATCACTCTGGCTGCGCTGACCACCCAGTCCACCCTTCGATGATTTGGCGGGTGCCTTGGCCTTGGTGCGGCGGCCCGTGCTCGGTGCTTCACCAGGGGCGCGCAGGCTCTTGATGCCTGATTCCTGCACGATCGAATAGGCGCTGGCTACATCCGGAACAGATCGACCACCGTTGAGCTGCTGGGCCACACGTTGCACCGTGGAGGTTGATGCAGTGAAGGTGCCGTTGGGGGTGCCCTGCACCTTGCGGGTGAAATGGTCCTTCAGGATCAGGTCAGCGTGTGACCGACTCTTGACTGGGACAACACGGCCCGAAGCGCCTGCGTTCTGCTTCATCACATAGCGGGCCAGGCCAACCTGGCCATCACCGAAGGTGGATTGCTTGCTGGCACCGGGGAGGGACATCCGGTTGGAGGCTTCGGCGAAGTAGTTGTTGTACTGCCCGACGACGGCGGCACGCATGGTTCCGGCTTGGTCTCGGTAGGACTTCTCAGTGCCGTTGCTGAGGATGTCGATCGCCAGGCTGCGGGCCTTGCGGCGGGCGTTGTTTTGCTGAGCGGAGCTCAACCCACCACGGCTCAGTCCCATGGACGGGATTACCTGGGTGTCCACGTAGGAGCGGATAGCGGCAGCGGTGAATTTGCCCTTCTTGTCGCGCTCGTAGCGGCGGATCTCCATGTCGGCTCGCATGGTGTCGCCAAACCCACGGAGCCTCGTGGCCAGAGCAGAACGGACCTCTTCGTTGCGGCTGGCCTGGGTGCGGGCGGTCTGACCAGCGGCCTGGAAGGCGTTGTTCACACGCAGTCCAAACTGACCTGAGATCAGACGGTTGGCAGCGTCATCGGAATAGGCGCTGTTCTTGCCCTGAACCTTGGCGCCATACAGCGCACTCGCTGCACGGCCGCGCCAGGTGTCGAAGGTCATCTTCGCTCCAGCAATCGGCTTGCCGTTGGTGTCCACACCACGCACCAGGCGCTGGAGGGATTGCTGGCCCTGGAGGACGTTGGTGTTTTGAAAGTTGCCGCGCACTGTGGCCACACCCAGACCGCCGATGCGGCCGCTGTTGGTTAGTGAGCGAGCGAGTGCGGTCTCGTTGTTGGCCTCGATGGCCAGGCCCCGGCCCAGCTGACGCGCAACCGACAAACCACCGGCTCGGGCTGCTGCACGCTGGCCACCAACGATTGGAGTGCGATCGAGCACTGCATCAACAGCACCGAAAGCGGCCATGTCGATGGAGCGGCCAAGCCCACGGGCATAGCTGCTGTTCAACCGCTTGGCGGTCTGGTGGGCACCGATGGCACCAGCACCCAACAGCATTACGGCACCGATTTGGTTGCCGTATTTCTGCAAATTGCGCTTGAGCTTTTTCTTCTGCTCAAGGTTGTCGCCAGGGGTGGCTTTGACAATTCCCCTGATGATGGCGTTGCGCCCTCGGTCCAGGTTTTGTGGGTCGGTTGGATTCTTGGCAATCGTTTTGATGCCACGCTCAACAGAAGCCACACCGCCCAGAGGGTCGTACTGGTGAGACTTCAGCTCGGAGTTGGTGCCCTTGCCCTCCAATCGGCAATCCCAACTGGGTGGAATGCAGCGGCCGCCACACTTCACATTGGGTGGCTTGCAGTTGATCTTGCGTCTGGTCTTTCCAGTACGGGCGGCGCTTGTTCCCTTCAAATCCATCCGGGCTCGGGTGGCGGCGCGCGCCTTGATGCGAGCGATTGAATCAGTCATCAGTAAGCACCCCAACCAGCACGCAACGATTCAATTTCACCTTCCGGAACTGGTGTAAGGCCGACCACATTCTGATGGGGGAACATCGTGATCACAGCGCGTTTTGCGGCGCGCATTGATGCAAACCCCGCCACATACGGTCCTTCGGTGAGTTCACCGTCACGGTGCAAATCCATCCGAGCTCGGTAAAGCTTGTAGGCCCTTGTGCGGTTGGGACCAAGCACCAGCTGCGGCGCGCTGTCGCTGCTGTCCACACGCTGGTTGTCTGGACCCACCGGGTAACCAACACGGATGTCGCCGTCTTTGTGCGTCACCACGATCTTCAAACCCTGGGCGTCATAGGACTCGAAGGAGTCGGTGGCTGTGGCTGAACGGGGCTGCGCCTGCTGAATGATTCCCTCTCCCTGGGGTTCACCTTCCTGCGTGTCCAAATCAGGTGGGGTCAGGTAAGCCTCGGCCTGGGATTGGTAGCCCAGCATCTGCGTTTCGAACTGCGCATTGCTGCTGGCTTTAAGCTGGTTGCTGACCGATTCGTTCAGCGTGGTTTCGATGCTGTAGGTGGACTCACCGAAGCGGCTTTCGCGGATCTCGATCGGGTTGAGCACGCCCAGCTGCAGGTATTGCGCATCCACCTGAGCCATCTGATATCGCAGCTCGGCTTTCTCCTTGTTGGTCTCGACGAAGCAGGAGGGGAAGTACACCGCCCAGTTCTTGGGCTCCTGGCCACGGGTTGGGCCTTCCTTCTGCAGCAGGATGATCTTGAAGACCTCCGTGACGGCGGTCCGCATGTAGTTCTCCTGCCAGGACTCGACAATTGCGGCCCAGGCACGCTCCTCGAAACGACCTTCCTTGCCGAGGCCGCCGGGGCTGTCACCCATCAAGATTGAGGCAGGCCAGCCCAGAGCCGCTTGCAGATCGCGGATGAACGGCTCCAGAGCACCAGCAATGCCGGTGATGTTGCGGTTGAGGAATTCCACCTCCTCCTCGGTGTCGAGGACCATGCCGCCATAGACGCTGCGGGCGAGGTTGTTGGCCTCCAGACGCTTGCGCAGATCGCCCTCGTTGCCAGACGCGATGCGCTGAAACAGTCCTGGAATCTTGTGGGTATACAGGTCTGCACTCTGCGTGAGCTCGATCAGCCCATCGAGCGCGGTGAGATAACGCTTCAATGCCTCCCAGATCGAACCGACCACCGGCTGGCCCCAGCCATTGTTCTGGGAACGCAGATTCCAGGGCAGGTACAGCCCGTCGAAGCGGGCGACTCTGGTGTGGTGCACGCGCAGGTTGACATAGCTGGCCTTCTGCGATTCGGTCAGACGTTGGCTGGTGGTGATGCGGTAATGGCTGGGACGGCTGTAGTCCGTGATCGTCACGTCCTCGGGTATTAGCTCGTAGCGGCTGAGAGGGACGTAATCATTAATCGACCTGATGTTTGCCCAGTCGACTTCCTCCTCAGGCAGGCGGCCGTCGTCGATCAGCATCACCAGGCCAGCACCCCCGTACAACCGCTGCAGCTTCACCACCTCAGACAGACGCTGGTGGAATTGCGTCTCCTTCAGGAATTCGTCGAACTGAGGAACCCAATCGGTGGTTTCGACCTCGGTTTCATCTCCCAGCTCAACTGTGGTGCGATTACGGGTGCATTCGTTGGCAATGCTGTCAATTACCCGACGAACAATCCCGTGCGTGTACAGGCTTTCAAGTTGAGTCTGAGAAAGGAGTGACTTAGTACCAACTTGAGTATGTACAATTTTCGACTTCGATGTACCCAGTCCACTTAAAGTGTTGATTAGTGCCCCATCACTTCTCACTTCAGAGTCGTTCCGGAAGTTATCGGAAGACGTTGGGGTTGTTGCCATTTATCGACCTTGACTGCGTTGCTTTGATATTAAATCTAATTTTTGAATCCAGATTTTTTGCGTTGAATCCAGATTTTTTGCGTTGAATCCAGCTTTTTTGCGTTGAATCCAGCTTTTTTACGTCGAATCCAGCTTTTTTGCGTTGAATCCAGCTTTTTTGAGCTGAGTTCAGATATTTTCAAAAAATGCAGCCGTCCTCGGTGCGTCGGGGATCAGGCTGCAGCCGAAAGCCATGGCCATGGTGGTGTCGTCGTGATGGCCGGGGCTGGCCTCTCGAAGGCCACCGTCGTACTGCCTGAATGCTTTGAGTTCGTGGCCGATGATCCCTGGTGGAAACTCCAATCGACCGTTTTCCATCAGATACAAAATCCTATCTGTGGCAATGGTTTTGCTTGGGCGGCTGGTACTGAATTGCTCGATGTAGGTAGATGGGAAGTTGATCGCTAGCGCCTCACTGATTGGTGTACCAATGCCGTTTTTCTCAATAATCAGACGCTCAGGACAGAAGTAGTCAATCAACTGTTCGGTTTGTTTCAGGCAGTATTCAGTGGTCCGTCCGTTCTCGCGGAACATGGCCACGACCCTGCATGGGTCTTCAGTGACGTCCATCACCATGGACACCCAGTAGTCATTTCCACCTGCGTTGGGGTCGACGCTGAGGATGTAATTGCGGCCAACCACACCGCACTCTTGCCAAGTGCCGGTGCTGCATTGATCGACTAGCGCAGTTGGATAGACCTGCGCATCGGTCATACCGAACTTCAGCTCATATTCCTGGTCCCAAGCCGACTGGGTCATGCGTCGGCTCAGCCGTGTCTTCTCAGCCCACTCGGGGTCCTTTGAATAAACAGGATGTTGGCTGTAGTGGATTGCCTCCTTGTGCCAGGGGGACTCAGGATCCCGCCATAACTGACCAAACCAGTCCATCTCCGTTGCCGGAGTTGAGACGACGATGACCTTCGCTTTCTCGCCCACCATCGACAGGGTGGGGAGTGCGCCCTGGTAAAGCGCCTCGGCTCCCTCAAGGAAGGCGGCCTCGTCGAGGAACAGTACCGAACAACTCGGGATGCCACGGGCAGCTCGGGCGGTGGCGGGCAGGAAGTACAACGTGCCTCGACCCTCAAAGCTCAGTTGAGTGTTGGAGTCAGTGAGGTATTGGAACTTCTCATCCTGAATGCTGGTCGCCATGAAGCGGACCCGGCGGCATAACTCTGAGCTGTCCGTTTGGCTTTTTGAGAAAACAACAGCAGCGAAGCCAGGCTCTGTCAGCGCGCGATTTAACAGATAACTGCATACGGTCTCGGAGACGCCGGTCTGCCTCGACTTGTTCACGATCACGTTCTGATTCGACGAGATCGCCTTCACCAAAGACTCCTGATACCCGTAAGCGACGAAGGGCTTCACGGTTCCGGATGTGCGGATGAAGGTTTTGGCGGCGAAGTCTTTCCATCTATCAACAGTGGGAAGGGTGCTAATGGCTTTCGTGACGTTGTAGACATCACGCTTTTTCTGACGCTCCTCCAGGAGGGCGGCCAGGCGGTCAGCACGGCGGTTCAGGCTGGCCAGCGATGCCGTCATTCATCGTCCTCGGAGGATCCGGCGTACAGCA